TCTCTAGCTAATGCAAAGTCTGTTACAAAGTTAGATGTAAAAGATGGATTTGTTGCTGAACGTGTATCTATACCAAACACCTCAGTCGCATCAGTAGGCACAGCCATAGGGCCACGTCTAATGGCGATGTAGATGAAGTCCCTATTAGGATGACCAGAAAAATCGTACTTAAAGCCACTAGCGTTTACTTCAAGAAAATCAGTTGATGAAACTTCTGCATTTGAAGAATCTGCTAGAAGGTAGCTGTCAGTTCCACCAGTAGGTATGCCCCTCATAACATCTAACATTACCCAACTACCTGAAACGGCTGATGATTTATAAATAATGAACTGTGGCTCAAATCCTAAGTCTACAGTAGCAACACCACTGCCATCAGTCGTATAACTCCCACACTTGATAATATCAGCATCACCATCAGGGCCGAACTCACCGTCACCATCGTTGTGGGCGAATAGGTAGGCTACGTAGGTTTCTCCTGACGCATTTACCCTGCCATGCGTTCCAACTGTGAATACAGTATCAGTAGGTGTAGTGCTGTTCCAATATGCCGAAACACCTGTATATGTTGCCGCTGTTTCGTTTAAGCCTGTACCCGCTTGATTACCTGTGGAACGGTGGTATACCAACCAATCTTCAACACTACTTGTACGTTTAACTATGATTGTACCCGGAACACTGCCTAGATCATGGCTAATATTCTGCGCACTTCCCGTACCTGTATAGGTTAAACATGTAAAGAACTTAGGGGCTTTGCGGAATGTCCAAGAGGCGTAGTCTTGTCCACTGGTGTTATTAAAATTACCTAAAGAAAAGCCATTAGCATTAAAAGACGTTACACTTGCTTCAGTTGCTAATGCAGCAGTGCTACTTGAGGCCAATGCCTTTAGTGTTCCATTCTCGGTATCAAACAATGCGTGTTGGGATGAACTTCCAGTTCTTTGTTTTGCCCAAACCAAACCACCTTCGCCAGCATCGTCTGCTGTATAAGGGCCGACTTCTGATGCTCTTGGATTGCCATTAACAGTGACACTGTATGAGTTAGAACTTGCGTCAGCTAGTGGCGTATCTCCCTGACCAACCAAAAGAACTGTGTTACTGTCGGATGTAAATTCAGAGGTTGGAACAGCAATGGATGTTGAACTTGTAGAATATCTTTCGTTGTCAGATATACGCACAGATGACATATGCCCATACATAAGTTCATAACCAGAAGCAGAAGTCCCTGCGCTTGAACTTCCAATGTAATAAACGCCACCGTTAACAGTTCCAGACGCAGCAGTAGGGGTGCCACGTCTTGTACCATTTACAAATGTAGCAACATTATTAGAAGAATCTCTAACAACGGCAATGTGGTTCCAACCGTCAGCATCAAGTCCAGCTGTGGTGTAAGAAAAAGATGCCCCTGCAACTTTTACAAATAAATGGTCATCACTAAGATAGTTGGTTTGAATAGAGAAATTAGTATCTCGCACACCTTTATCTATTAGATAAACTGCTCTTGCGCTGTCATAACTATAAAACCAGAACTCAAAAGTAAAAACACCTGCAAACTGAGGAAGTGTCGCAGTAGCTAAATAATCACCATCACCGTCTGGAAAGTAAATACTCTTTCCGTAATTAGACTGCCCAAGGTTAATCCCATTCTCAATAGCCTGAGTATCACCGTTCCCTTCATAGACATAGGTGGAGAACACATCTTCTACGTTAAGCGCAGCAGCACCACCAGCCGCTGCCGTGCCTGCCGCTGCCTGAAGTAACTTTTTCTTAGTTGCCATTGTTTACCCCAATGCTTGTCCAGCAGTGAACCCATACCAGTTTGACCCGCCATCCCGCGTTGTGAAGATGAAGACATCTTTCGCACTTGCTGTTGCTGTCAGCGTAGGTGCAGTTGCCGAAGGCCAGTCTACTGAGCTTGGCCAAGTGACAACGAACCCAGACGCAGATGCATCCTGAATGATCTCAATGCTGAAGCTATACGCAGTACCACTGGCAGGGGGGTTAGAGAACGTGAACGTGGTGTTCTCTGTCAGTGTGTGGCTGAATGCGTTACCCGCCTCACAGTTGACTGTGGTGGCGTTAGAGGATGATGTAACCGCTGCGTAGGTTTCGTTGTAGCTGTCGGCGATTAGTTCGCCAGTTACGTCTGCGCCTACTGAGGTTGTTTCAAAGCGTTTTGTGTTGTCGTAATAAAGATCACAAGAACCGTCTGTTTTAAACTCAGCTAAATTTTCGTGTGGCGTTTTAGTAAAAACGATGCCTGTGCCATTACTTTTAATGTTAAGGTTGCCTGTTCCATTTTCTAAAATATAGGAAGAACCGCCATCGTGGTAAATCTCAAGATCACCCGCAGTACCAAAAGCTGCCTTCTTGCTATCTTCCCAGATAACATTGCCATTCGCATCGGCAGTGACAACCTTGGACGCTTCAACGAGGCCAAGGGTTGTGACATCAGTTGTGTTTAAGTCTGCCGCAGCTGCGGTAACTCCAAGATCGGCTAGGCTCTCAACTTTAGCCGATAATTCGCTAGACTTTGCAAGCGGAACACCACCAGCCGTGGAACCATCGTGGACAACGACTGTATCCTTATCTGTATCTACCGTAATTTCACCCACGGCACCCGTAAACGTGCTATGCTGAGAAGTTGTGCCGCGTCTAAATTGTACTTGCTTTGCCATTATGCCAACGCTCCGTAATCATCCACCGACCCAACAGTGCCAGTTATAAGTCCATAATCTTCATCTAAGGCTAAGTCCTCAGACGTTGCTGAGATAAACACCTTCGCCGATCCGCTTAACGTAATAGCTGAACCCGAATTGTTGCTCTCGCTCACAGTGCGTGAAAGTGTTGTACCAGACGCAGTGTAAGTACCGCTTCCGATTTCCCAATTATCGCCATCCTCAATAACGTAGCGAACAATCTCGCCATCCGTTACCCCAGCATCCGCAAATGTCTGGTAGCCCGTGTCAGCAGCCGCCAGAGTAATTGTGCCAGTACCAGTTGTGCTGGTTGTCATCTTGGCCCTGTTGACTAGCTTAACCATGCGTCACCTTATGCTGGGTCAGGAATTTCTACGTCAAACGCAGCAATCGTAAATGAGTTGCCAGATGTAACGCTCTGAGGTGTTGTCAGCGAACCCGTTGCAAGCAGGCGTGACGCAGATACGTCAACAATCGCAAAGTGTGTTGCGCTGCCTGATCCTGTCACAGTGCCATCCGTAATTGCTGCCGCCGTTACCTTGCGCCCTGATGTATCGCCATCCTGTGGTGCGCCAAAAGACAAGGACGTAGAATTGCCAAGCGTGTATGTGCTTGTCGCCTCTGTGTATGTCGTTACTTCCTGTGAGGTAATGTCAATGCGATCCGCTTCGGTGTCCAGCTTGGTCAGCGCAGCGTCTAGCACATAATCTGATATGGTTGCCATGTTAGTCTCCTAGAATGTGTTTACTTGCATACGCAAGCCTGAACCACCAAATTTAGCTTTTTCGTTGTTTCCGTTTATACCATCAATCGCGCTTTGATACAACGATGCCCACACTTGGGTTCTTTGATCGTCAACTAGATACGGTGCCGAATGTACCAAAGCACCATACAAATACGCATCTGGAAAATACTGCAAAATCCAGTTTGAGGTATTGCTGTCATCCAATGGCGTTGTTCGCGCGTAATAATAAAGCTCACCTGTGTAAGCAGCATCTGGTGTAGGCCAAACTTCTATTTGACCTGCTATAATTGCATAGAAAGAAGGCTTGCCTTGCGTATCCGCGTTTCCTTGCCGCCTTTGCTGCAAAGACAATGGCGTAAGCAGCTCTATGGGACGCTCATCCACGTCTAAATGAAAACGTACAGCCTCCATAAAACCCTGTGGTAGTTGCGTATACCTTGCATCAATGCTTGCAGTGCTGCGTTGCTCCATACGCCAGTGACGTATCTTACGATCCATGTCTGCCTCTGTCAGACTTATAAAATCTGGAATAACAGACGTTAGATCATCGCGGTTTAACCAGTTACCAACTGCGGTTTTTAACTCTGCGTATGTTGTAATAGCCATTTAGTTCACCATTTACAGCGATCAGCCCAATATGCTGCGCTCATTTTACCCTTTGCAATGTTCTTAGCATGTCTTGCTTTGAACGATGCTCTGCGCTTCTTGTTGGCTTCACTCTCGCCTTTGCGAGGTGGCGAACCACTTACACCTTTTTGCCCAAACCTAATTAGCTTAACTTTACTACCTTCTTTGGCCACCACAGCATGTGATTTGCTTTTGTGGCTTGGTGTACGGACGCACTGATTATACCTGCTTGCGCCAATTTTAGCTAGTCGTGGGTCTTTTTTCTGCGGCATTAATAGCCTCGTAGTTCCATGTAATAGCGAACAGTGCTGTCTTGTGTTTCTGGCGCCATTGAATTGAAAACTTCTGGTCCCATCAGTTCAATGACTTGCTCACGGGCTTCTGCAAAATCAGCCTGTTCTGGCGAAATGGGCATCATTCCACCATATTCTGGAGCCATACCAGTTTCTGGCGCACGCATTTCTGGTTCGTATGTCAGTCCTGTTGACGGTTGACGTAGCGGGGGACGATACATGTCATAGTATTGCTTTTCCTGTGGTGCAGTATAGCCGGGAATGCTTGGCATAGACATATCAGGATAACCGCTAGGCTCAGGTAGTGGGCGCATTTGATTGGCACCGCGTGGGTCCATTATATCTTGCTGAATACCACGTTGGCGCTCCATCTCACTCATTCTGGCGCGATTTCTAATTCTGTCTTTGGTTAACTCATCTACAACACGAGATACAGCACGACCTGTTTGATTTTTACGGTCAAGCATTCGTTGCTCATATCCTGCAGGTTTAAACAGCTCATTTGCAATCAACGACAGTAAACCACCGCCTTCGAACCGATCACCACTACGACCTGCTCCACCACCATCAATCATGTCAAGAAAGTTAAGATATTCTGTACTATCTGCCATTATTTCTTCTTACCGCCTTTGCGGCCCTTCTTTTTATAACCACAAGCCATTACTTTTTACTCTTAGTTTTCTTTTTCTTTGAGGATTTTATAGCTGCCATATTATCAACTAAATTTGGATAAGGTCTGCCTGCTTTTTTGGCACGTCTTTGCGCGTCTGCTTTAACAGCTTTAGTCATCGGCTTGCGCTTCGTTTTAGGTTTAGGATTTTTCTTGTCCCAAGGCTTCTTTTTCATGGCAACCTCATCTGTTGCTCGAAACATAGCATATTAAGCTATACCACGCAATCCGCGCTTAATTGGCGCGCCCCAATCCGTTTGTTCTCTACGACCAACTGCTAAATATCTGAACGCATCAGCACCATGTGAAGTCCAATCGTGCAGGGGCCGACCACGCCATGTTTTAAGTCTTTCGTCGAACTCTCTGCGATATTGAAGCAATGCCTCTATGCCACGCTCACAGCGTTCCTCATCAAACCAACAACGATTAATCATGGATCGTGCTGCTTGGATACCATCATCAACGCCTAGTTGCGGCGCAATTTTAACGTTCCGTATACCCAGCGCGTCGAGCGTCTCAAGGCGACTTTTGCCCGTACCCAGTTCCTTGACCCGCACGTCATGCGGTAAAATGTGCTCTTCGTAGTGATAACCTCTTTCGGATAACGCTTTGGCATAATGTTCTAGTCCTACCCCGCTACTTTCGTAATAGTCGATTAAATGCACTTCTTGCCCAACATACTGAGCAAACCATATTGATGTACTGTCGCCAATGCCTAAATCCCATGCAGTGATAACGCCAACTGCGGGATCGTACGGAACACCACAAATTCTGCCTTCCGATGATGCTGTTTTCATTTCTTTGGCATAGTATGCACCTTGAATAGCCGCCTCGAAGCTGCACTCGAACTCTTGCTCAAAGCGATCTTCGCCCATTGCTTTTTTTGCTTCTTCAAGTTCGTCTGGATCAAGTAAACCTGTTTCCGATGACTTAAACATTGCAGTGAACCAACTTGGGTTATTTTTGGCTTGCATATAAGTTTCGTAAAACTGATTTTTTCCCTTTGGCGTCCCAATGAATGTTGCCTTACCTTTACGGTCAGCTAATGCAGGGCGAATAACTGTCGGCCACGCTCTTGCAGGGAAGTCTGCGGGCTCATCCAACACGACGTGATCGAAGTACAAGCCTCTTAAAGTATCGGCGTTATCGGCACCGAACAAACGAATACGCGCACCATTGGGAAAATCTACGCGCAGCTCTGACGTATTATAAGTCACCCCTGCTACGTCTTGTGTATATTCTCGTAGATAGTCCCACGCGATTGCTTTTGCTTGGCTGTAGTATGGCGCGATATAGGCAACACGAACATTTGGCAGAGGAATTGTCAGTGCGTCTTTTATCAAATCGTTGATAGCGGCGACAGTCTTGCCGAAGCGTCGGTGCGCAATAATAACCGCAAAGCGTTCTGTTCTGTTATGGTAGGCTTTGATTAACTTGCGTGGTCGGTAATTAATCGTCCGAACTGTCATCGTCTATCCATTTGTAAGCATGTACGTGTTCACCAGATATAGTCTGCTCTTGCTTATCTTTCTGCCCTAGATATTGCTTACCGAGCCAAACAAGCATGGTAGAATTGCCATTTTCTGCTGCTTGCCATTGCATGCGTCTAAGCGACATTCTGCCTTCATCGTTGTGCCTTTTATAGAGGTCCAAAAAATTTTCGTATCCTCTTTCTTGCAATCTACGATTTAAAGTGGTGTCAGACATACCAAGAATACTACAGATTTCTGTCTGTGTGCATTGTATTCTTACCATATTGAGCAATCGCTGAAAGTCGTTATCACTCAATAACTTAGATGGTCCTTTCGGCCCACGCTTATTACCTTCTGGTTTATCGTCTTGTGCTTCTGCCATTCCATATCCCTATATGTTGTGTAAGCATCTTGTTTATACCATAAATTCTGAATACTTTAATAGCCCTTTTATTTGTAAATAAATTGTTGACAATATTAGTAGTATTGTTAGTTTGGTATTTGTAAATAACGGAGGTTCACATGAAAACACTTACTAAACTTGAAGAACTCTGCAAACCCCACGGTGTTGAGCTTGATCCTATGTATGATGAATACTGGCAAACTTGGCGTCTATTCTTTCACGCACCTGCTAAAATGCAATGGAACAGTGGCACATCAACTTGTGTTGTATATGTCGGTTCACTGGTTAGCTCAACAAAATGGCTCAAGGAAGAACTTGCAGATGGTTTCAGCCCTGCATCATACGAACAATTACACGACACTGGTCAACTAGATTAATGGAGGTTCACATGAATTTTGCTACTTGGTACGAAGAAAAAATCTATAACGAAGCTACTCACTTTGTTGCTGTGCGCAGGGTTGCTGGCATTAAAACACGCGCTGAATTTAAAGTACTCGATGAAGCCAAAGAATATGGCACATCTTTTGGTGATAAACGCACCATGGTTTATGCAGTGAATGAACACGGATCAGCTGCGCATATCTGTAACGCTTGATTGCTTCTTAATACTTTCTGCATACGCTACACGCTCACGAAGGAGGCTCGAACTAAAATCGTGCCTTCTTTTGTTATAGTGTATTTGCATATCTAGGTTTTTGCCTGTGAAGTCTTTGTCACGGTATTCCTCACCAATTATTCTTACATCAATCGGATACATTTTAAGAATATCTAGCAGATCGTTCTCTGTTTCGTATGGTATTATTTCGTCAACGTACTCTACTGCCGCGAGCTGTGCGTATCGCTCGACCAATGTCTGTATCGGTGTATTTTTGTATTCACGTTCTGTGGATGGGTCTACATGAAGGCCTACGATAAGATGGTCACAAATAGTCTTTGCTTCTTGCAGCATCACAATGTGACCTGCGTGTAATAGATCAAACGTAGAAGCCGTGAACCCTGTTTTCATTTTACCTTGACCATTTTCATGCCGTAGTCTTGTACCGTTCCGTTGAAATCAACGTCTGGTTTTCTAATTAGTTTTTGTTTTTTGAAGCGATTATAGTCGACGTGATGATGCCACCGTCCGTATTTTTTAACTAACCTAGAACAATCAGGATGCACACGAACTTGCATTTTAGACTTTTCTAGCGTGCCAGTGTCCGCATACCTTTCGCCGTCTTGTACCTTTCCCTCTGCATGGTAGAACTCATCAGTGTTGCCACCTTTCATTACCTGCGTGTTGGTTTTCTCTTGTAGAAATGCATTGAACTGCGTGGTACACCAACCTGCTTTCAGTATGTCGAGTGATAGAATTGTGTCCTCATTATAACGGCCACGCCACCTATATTTTAGCTCATTTCGGATCAAATTGCAGCTATAAATTCGTGTATTTAGCACAAAAGGCGGCAATCGTTTTTTGCGTGGCGCAAACATCATGTAGTTAGGACCTGCCATACCTATATTTGTGTACCTCTGCACGAAGTCTTCCATGACACGAAAGCATGTACCGTCAGTTACTTTGACCTGCAGATTTTTATTAAATCTGTGAAAATAGCGGATATTGTCATCCATTACCCAATGCCATTCGTAACCATTTTGCTTTGAATGTTCCCAAGCGAAGTTTCGCGCAGGACCTGGGCCAGTAGATTTTGTCATGCCGAGATCGTCACAAAGCTCATATTTTTCTTTAAAGGACATATCAAGCTCAAGTACAGTAGTAGCTAAATCCCAATGCTTTATTGCTTTGTTGTATAAATCTACTTCTTGCGGCTCTACTACAATGAAATGTGGTACTTTCATAAAAGTTAAAGCTTTCGAGGTCATCATATATTCGTGACGGCCTTTGCTTGGGATATACAGTGGAAAATTAGGCTGCATCGTCAGTGCCATTTACTCTGTATGCATCAAGGTCTTCCTTTAGATTTTCAGGGTAACGAATAAACCTTGTGCTTTCTGTTAGCTTTAAACCTGTTTTCTCTGCAAATTCGTCAACGTCCTCTTGGTTGTCAAAGTGAACCTTTATTGTGCGAAAGTAATTTATATCCTCGTTATCGTATTCTGGCATGTCTTGCCATTCGTCAAACGCATCTGTTTCGCCAAAATCCTTATCTAAAAATAAATCTGCAAGTTCATCCATGCCAAAACCGAGTTTTGCTACATCGAACTGATCAAACTCTAGCTGTTTAATTTCTACCTTAAGCAATTCTTCGTCCCAAGTAGAGTTCTCTGTCAGCTTGTTATCAGCGATGACGTATGCGCGCTTTTGTGCGTCTGACCATCCTTTCGCTATCATTGTAGGCACTTGTTTAAGCTCTAGCTTCTGTGCTGCCATTAAGCGGCCATGACCTGCAATCAGCGTATTATCTTCGTCGACCAATATGGGGACTGTAAATCCCCACTCTTGTATACTGGCGGCAATCTGCGCAACTTGTTCTTCGCTATGAACCCTGCTGTTACGAGCATAAGGAATTAACTTACTCGTATCCTTCATAGTTATTTCAGTTGCTGGCCATTTTTTTTCTTTCTTTGCCATTTTACGAGTTC